CTGGGGGACTCTTAGTTAGTCCATCCAGGTCCCGGGTCTCGTATGATCAACCTCACTTTGTGAGGAAACAATCGTCCCCACGTACTATGTCAAATCCTTTACGTGCGCCTCGAGAAACTGTTCAGAGTGTTGCGCCCAGCGCTTTCCTGCTGGACTTCGATAAAACTGTGGTTAATCCGCGTCACTCACTGGAGGACGTGGTGGATTTCTATGCGCGGGTTATGGGAATGAAGATGAGGAACTCGGTTTATATCGATCCGACGTATATGGCCGAACCACCATTGAACCCCACAGCCCAACAGACGTTGGCCACCGCGCAATTAGGTGGCCTTCAGTTTACGAATAGGTCCAAATCGGCCTTCGAAGTAAATACCGCCATGTGGAGGACGTTGTCGAGCGAGGATGGTGATTTCACCACCCAAGGAGCAGTCCGTAGGGTCATGACTGACCGTTTTTACGTGACTGGCGCCACCTCTATGACGAGGGGGCGCTGGCTGAAGTACTACCGGCCAACCCACATGCTATCCCGTAACGCGCTGGATGTTCCAACGGCGGACGAGGTGGCACATGCGCTCGACGCGAGCGGCTGCGTTATGCGCGGCCCCATAGCCCCGTATGTTATTGTGCGGACTGATCCCGACGTGCCTGCTGTTCTTATGAACAGGCACTCAGATAATGGTTACCCGGTGGGCGGCCGGGGGGATACGCCAGGGGCTATGGAAAAGGTGCTCGCTTTGGTTGATGATATAACTCTGCTGCTTGGGGCCCTCCCAAGAACGGTGCAGTTTGGAAAAGGAGATTTTCCGCCCGCCGAGGGGGTCAGGAAAGCCGAGTTAGTGGAGCAGGAGATTTACCGTTGGTTTGAGGCCAAACCGGAGCTGGTGCTGGTGAAGGGCAAATGCAAGCAGGATTATTACTCTGCTGCTAAAATTCACAGCAGATCGCTGCGCTTTTACAATGCACTTCCCCGTCAGATGGTGCTGATTATGCAGAGAGCCACCCAGCCCTTTGAGGCCCAGACCTATAGTCTCTTCGAGAATTCCTTTCTTCACAGTGCTCAGAAAGTGACTTTGGTGCGGGGAGGAGCGGACCGGTTGGTAAGGGCGTTGGATATCCAGTTGGAGGAGCATGGGGTGGGCTACGCTCACGTAGGTGACGACTCATGGGTTGCTCTTAGGAGTGGTCCGGATTTGGTCATGTGTGCCCTGGATTGCGAAGCCTTCGACTTGACGCAAAATTCTGCCGTTACGGCGGAGATCCACCGACAGTTTCGCAACATGCTGGCAGCCATAGATCCTGTCGCCGCTGGCGTTTGGATGGCTTTTGCACGCCGACGGCTTCTGGTGGTGGAACAGACCGTGGTCGTGGAGATGGAGCATGGTGGCCCCTCTGGCATGCCCATGCAGAGCAAGGTGAATGACGTGCTGATGGAAATCCTGATAGCGCGTTTTGTTCGCCTTGTAATGGAGGGCAATGCTCACGCCGGGTCTGCTGAGGACTATGATGCCTTAATGCAGCGCGTGGGCAAGCGTCTGGGCCTGCGGGTCAAGGTGGAGCAGTTTCATCGTTTCGAAGGTGTGTCGACGATACGACAGGCCCTCCGAGTGCGGCCTTTCCTCTTCGTAGGCTATTACTTCTGGGCTAGCGAAGACAATTTCGTGTATCCTTTCACGGACTTGCCACGCACCATGGCGCAGATGGCCTACCCTGGCGGCAAATGGAAAGCATCCAACAGGCTCTTCCTGCGGACAGAGGCCATGCGTCTCACGTCAATTGCGATGGGCTCAGGTCTGGCGCCGCCTTCGCTGCGTACGGCGCAGTTGGCCCTGTTCCAGGAGTGTTCACGGCTGCTTGCAACGGCGATTAATGATACGGACAATCCGGACGAAGTTGACGAGCGTTTAGTGTGGGCAACTCAGGTTGCCCCGCTGGCGATGAGCGAGAACACGGTGGCTTTGTTTGCCGCGTCACTGCGGGGGCTGCAGCAGGCCTTCGACGACGGGCGAGGGGTCCTCAAGTTATGGCGACACGAAGATGACGTTGTTGACCGTCTGAACGGTGAACGAGCCGCCAGAATTGTGTACACGCCGGCGGCAATCCTTGCCATGCGCCCATTTGCTGGTGTGCGGCAGAGGGAGGACGGGATGATCCAGCATGAGGATCCCTTACCGGGCTCCTCTGATCTGGTCCGTCTCGTTTCTCCAGTTGCGTGGATGGACCCCCTCTTGCACCGAGAGGTCACAATCTTTGAAGTTGTGAATCTCCGGCGTGAGACGCGCCGCGACATTTCTGATTTGGTGCTGGAGGAGGGGGAGGCCCCACTCCAACCTGAACGAAAGACTCTTGGGAGGTTTCCCCGCTTAAAACGAGAGA